AATTGCATAAATAATGTTGTTAGCTCTAACTTCGTTGGCAGGTAATTCTGTATCAAAGAATTTTAATTTTGAATAAATTAAATCACGTTCTTCTTCTTTTGTTCTACCATCTGTTCCTTCAAACTCGAAAAAACCTGATTGTTTATTTGTACCTACAGTAAACTTACCATCTATTCTTGGACCTAACATTTTTTCCATTTCAGCTCTGCCTAAAATACCTAGTTGATCAAAAGCTTTATTGGCATCAACAATTGCTTGAAAGTCTTCTTTATTAATTAATCCTGCGTCTACCTGAGCTAAGATTTCAGGATCTTCTAATGCTAGTTCAATAGAACTTGCTAAGTTTTGTAATTTAGAAACTTTTTTATTTGTTATAGGATCAATATAAGATTCGCCTTCAAAAAATTCATTAAACTGACTGCTGTATGCATCACTAAATATTTGAGCCATACTTTGAAATTTTTTCTGTAGTCCTGCAATAAACCCAGCACGACTTGGTTTTTCCCTAAAAGATTTGTCCATTAAGTCTAAAGTTATTAAAGCGCTGTCTTTTGTTTGAAGTCCACTTAATATATCATTAAAAGTAGTGTTACCCGCAGTGCCACTTCCGTAGTCGTCTTTATCCCACTGTGACGTTATTGAACTTGTTACTACTCCTTCAGGATTATCAATTAATTGATAGCCTTGAGCCGTGGGCCTATAATATTGTGGGCCTGACAACGTGCCATCTTCACGAATACTTTGCACAACAACAGCATCAAATGGTTCACTTAACTTACCTGTTGAATCTTTTGTTGATATCTGTACTCTTTTTGGTTTCGTTGCTTCAATTTGATAATCTTGAAATTTACTCATGGTTGTTTTCATTGCAGCGGTATACAAATCCATTGCGTTTTTATCGTTAGCTATTAATCTTTCATACTCTTTACCAGCAACAGCCATGCCTGTTTGTCTGTTCACAGTATCAATATTTCTTCTATCTAAAAGTGCTTGCGCCTGCTGTTTTAATTTAGTTGTTATCTTTGCTTTTTGCATTTGCTTTGCTTCTTGTTGCTGCATTAAATTTATTTTAGCTAAATCTTGAGAAAGCTGTGCTCCTGCTGGAGCAATCGCAGCGCCTATTCTTCCTCCTTCAGTAGGTCTCATCAAACCAAAACCAAATTTTGCTAAAGCTAATTTTTTTTGACCAGAAAAATCAGTTGTTTGAAACATTCTGTCTATCTGTTCATCCGTTAATTGTGGAGAACCAAATTCTTTTAAATAAGAATCTTCATCAACATATTCTTTATCCGCATACTCTTTTATTAGATTAGCGTAATCAGGATTATTTAATACAGGTTTTGTAGGAGGCGTAGGTATGTATTGAGGAAAAACTTGTTCTTCAAAAATATCTTCGGTTTCCATTCCGATTTGTTCATCTGGTCTAGTTACCATTTATTCTCCTAAGCCATTGTTCCGAGCCCGAATGCTCCTGATGGATTGTTGCCTTGTAAAAGTCCATATGTTCCAAGTCCTGCACCGATGGCACCAAGAATAGGATTAGTATATGGTGGTGTATTGTATTGAGCAGTAGCTTGATAGGCAGGTAGACCTTGCATAATATCAGAGAAGTATCCTAATCGTTTAAGTGGTTCTTGTTGTGTTTCAACAGCCTGTCTGAATTTTTCATTTTCAAGTTGTTGTGCTTGTTGTTGTTGTGCTCCACCTAAAGTAAATAATGATCCTAAACCTTGTTGTTGCATACCAAATTGTTGTGCTCCGAGGCCCGCGACCTGTGCTCCAAGTTGCGCTGTTTGCTGACCTAAATTAGCTTGTGTTTGACCAAGTTGACCAAATATAGGAGCTGCTGATAACTGTCTACCTCTTGCTGATTCAGAAGTACCAATAGCTTTTTGCTGCGCTTGTTCAAAGTTTTGCGAGAGATCTTGAAATATTCTTCGTGACTTAATATCTTGTAAATTTTTATCAAGTTGCGCTTCTTGCACTGCTTGACGTGAACCACCGAAAGCACCTATGTTTTGTGCTTGATCTTTAAGCTGATTTCGCTGCATCGCAGCTTGCTCGTCCATTTGTTTTAATGCTTCTTTAGTTACATCACTTTGATACTGATTAAAAAATTGTTTGTAGTTACTTGTAGATGGATCAAATTGTTGTTGAGCCGCCTGTAATGATGGAATGCCTTGAGCAGCTGTTGTTTGACCAGCACCAATTCCTTGCATGCCAACACCGACTGCATCTTGAGCTGTTTTAAAAAATGGATTAAAAGCTGCGCCTGCACCAGTTGGTTTACCTGTTGTAGGATCTATACCATATAATCCTGCTGTGCCTGCTATTGCGCCTTCTTGTAATGGTTGAAAACCTGTAATACCCTGTTTTGGAATACCACCAGAAAAGGGAGTTTTTGTAGCATCAAAAGCACCTTGTAAAAGGTTACGTTGAAACTCTTCAATATATGCAGGAGGTTGCGCAAAACCATAATTAACAGCCATTATATTATACCTCTACCTTTCGAAGATTCTGGATCTAATTTGTTCATCATATTGTACATTGCTTTTGGTCCGCCTGCATTGTCCACAGCTTTTGCTGTAAATACAAACTCGCCATCACTTAACATTGCTGGTATCTTATCATCTTTTGGTCCACCAGGACCACTTATCATTCCCATTCTTGGAGGGAAGAAAGCTGTAATACCTGGATTATCTTCTATTTTATTCATCATTTGCTTGCTTGACATATCGCCAGTTAAACCTGGAACTCCTGTTGATTCACCACCTTTTGCTAAAGCTGGTATCATTCCTGATATTTTGTTGTTAGGATTAAAAGGCATTCCACCCATTCCTCCTGTGCCACCCATTTTTAAAGCATCACCGCCCATATTTAATTGAGCAATACCGCCCTTTGCACTTTGAATTATTCTACCATCTGAATCATATTGAAAGGGTTCATATATTTCAAAACGATCGTCAACAAATGGGCTACCACCTGTTGGGCTACCGTATTTGTTACTAACAAATTCCATTTTTTCACGTTGTTCTGCTTGTTCTTTAAGTATGTCTTCTCGTTCTTGATCATATTGTTTCTTGGCTAAAAAAGCATTTAGAAAAGGTAGTAGATCTTTAATTCCACCGCCTCCTAATATACTTTGAGCTCCGCCTAATATACCTGAACCCTCTGTAACCGTTCCTTTAAGGGGATTGTAATCACCTGTAGCAACACTTCTAAAATTACCTAATAAGTTTCTTCCTACATTTCCCGCTTTACCTAAATTTTCAAATAATGTTCCTAATCCAAATTCTTTACCGCCTGGCATTATTCCTGACGCTCCTAATGTTAGAGCCATTAATGCTAATTCAGGATTAGCAATTCCTGAATGATCTTTGGCAAAACTACCTATGTCTCTTATACCTTTACGTACTCTTCTAAAAATCTTCTTTAACATGTACTCCTTAGCAATTCATGATATTGTTATAAAGGCAAGGAGGCTGGCCTTGAAAGATAAGCCTAATTAATAGTATATTTATAGGCAAATATTTGCTATATGACAATAGATATTTGTAAGTAGAAAGGAAACCATGTCAACTGAAGTAGAATTTCATGCTATTAGACCATTCGGTCCAACAATATTACAAGGAAAATTACCCAATAACTTAATTAAAATTTTAGATGATAAAGCAACAGAGATATTAGAAGATGAAAAATTATCTAAAAAATATGATCATTCAATGAACTTAGCTGGTAATGTTCAAAAAGAAGTTCGTTACCCTCAAGAATATTTAGGAAGTAAAACTTTTGAACCTATGACAAGTGCGATAGGTCAAATAGTTAAACAATATATTTCTATACCACCTGCTAGTGATACTATTTCACCTGCATATGTTGGTAAAATGATTATTGAATCCATGTGGTGCGTGAGCCAGTGGGCGGGAGACTTCAATCCTTTTCACATACATCAAGGTCAATTATCTGGTGTGATTTATTTACGAGTACCTCCTAGTCTTAAAGAAGAGTATGAAAAAGAAGATCACTATCCATGCGTGGGTGATATTGTTTGGCATTTTGGTCAGGCCGCACCTTTTGGTGGTCATAAATGGCAGGCTACTCCAGAAGTAGGTGCTATATATTTATTTCCCTCATGGTTATCTCATGGTGTGTATCCATTTAGAACTCCTAATGAGGAGAGAAGATCTGTTTCTTTTAATTTAGATTTACAGAAAAAAGAATCTATTAATGATTGACATTAACAAAGTACCCATGGTCCGTGTGACGTGGTTAGATGCTCGTGATACAGAAACAGGTTGGCTTGATATAAAAGATGTTATTAATGCTCCGTTGGCCGTGTGCCAAGAGGTGGGGTGGATGATACATAACGGGAAAGAAAAAATAATTATTATGAGATCTTACAGTAAGGATAAAGATGACATTACTGGTGGTGGTGCTATTGCCATACCCAAAGGTTGGTTAAAAAAAATAGAATATTTAAAGGTAGATTATGCTAAACAATGAAATAAAGTTTATAAGTCAATATGCTGATTTAATTGAACATCCTGTTCCCGTAAAAAAAGTTGTGCCCAATTGGTATAAAGAACTAACAAATTATATTTATTCATCAGATGAATTACATATAACAGTGAAACAATGTCAGCCTGTTTTAGATAGTGTTACAATGGGATACGCTATTCTATCTCCTATAGATTTTATGTTTCTAAAGACCGAAGATCCAAAAGAAAATACTTTTAAATTAGATGTAATAGCATCAAGAAGGGAAGAAGATTCGGAACAGATGTCTAAAATGAATATTGGTATTAATAATCATACAAATGAACAAATAAATAAGTCTATGATTTATCCTAATGAAATACCTACGGCTTTTAAATTTTTAAATCCTTGGTATATAAAGACTCCTCCAGGTTATAGTTGTTTATTTACCTCTCCTTTTAATACAGAAAAAAAAGATTTTAGGCTGATTACTGGTATTGTAGATACTGACGTATACGAAAATTATGTAAACTTTCCTTTCTTTTTAACGGATTGGGATTTAAGTAAAGGTCAACAAAAATTATTAAAAAAAGGCGATCCTATTTGTTTAGTGTTTCCTTTTAAAAGAGATAATTGGAAAATGAATATTATTAAAGATGATAATTTAGCAGAAAAGTTAGACCTTTTTAATTTTAAAACTATAACATCGTCATTTCAAGCTTACAAAAATAAAATTTGGAAAAAGAAAAAGTATAAATAATTATGCAACACAATAAACAAACAAAATTTGTTATGTATGTTGATGATTTTTTAGGTAAAGAAACTTTACAATCTTTACAGGATACCCTTACAACTTTAAAATATATTCAAGTAGATAACCCAGAGGGTCAAGTATATGGTTATAGACATACTTTTCCTAAAAGTTTTCATGGAGATCCATTACTAAAACTTATTAAACAATATTTTTTTCCACATAGAGATCTTGAGCCTATATCAGTTAGTGCACATTCTAGACAAAATAAAGAAGAACCTTTGTTTCATGTAGATGACGATAAAGGAAGTGTAGCTAATTTTCTTTTGTTTGTAAAAGGCGAGCCACTTTTAAATAACGGAACAGGATTTATGCACAATAATCAATTAGCTTCACACATTGGCTTTGTAGAAAATAGAGCCTTGTTTTTTAATGGTGCAAAGATACCACATTCTGATTTACAGTCTTTCGGTGATAGCTCCAATAGGTTTACACTTAATATTTTTTATAGAGAAAATGCATAAAGTTTTTATTGGTACACCTTGTTATGGAAACATGCTTACAGCCGATTACTTTAAAAGCTGTCTACAACTTACGGCTCTAGCCTCACAAAAAAAAATAGAATTACAATTTGGAACTATTGGTAATGAATCTTTAGTGACAAGAGCTCGTAACACATTAGTGCAATTATTTATGGACGAGAAAAAATATACTCATCTTTTATTTATAGATGCTGATTTAGCTTTTAATCCTGAGTCTGTCTTTCGTATGTTAGATTTGGATGAGGATGTAGTGACAGGCGTATATCCACGGAAAGTTATTGATTGGACAAGAGCTATTAAAAAAGTAAAAGATAATCCAAATATTAAAGAGGATGAGCTACACGCAGCTTCTTTGCAATATAATTTAAATATTAAAAATCCAAAAAAAGTAATGGTGAACAAAGGTTTTATTGAAGTATTAGATGGTGCAACAGGTTTTATGTTAATAAAAAGAAACGTCTTTAAAAAAATGGCGTTAGCATATCCTCATCTTAGATTTAAATCTGATCAACATTTAGGAGATCCTCATGACAAAACATTTGGATATCACGACAACTCTGATTGGAATTATGCTTTTTTTGATACTATGATAGAGCCAGATACTAAAAGATATTTGTCTGAAGATTATGCTTTTTGTCGTTTATGGCAGAAAATAGGTGGTAAAATATATGCTGACATTGCTAGTGGTATGACACACATGGGTAATTATTCATTTAGGGGTCATGTAGGAACTCAATTCTTGCCACAAAACAATAAATAATTTAGTATACTGCAACATGAAATTAGTCGATTTAAAGTTTCAACCAGGCATTGATAAACAAGATACTGCTTATTCGGCAGGGGATCAACGTAAGTATGTTGACTCCGACTTTGTTAGATTTCACTATGGTAAACCTGAAAGATGGAAAGGTTGGTCGTATTTACCAAATCCTAATAAAGCTATTGTGGGTGTGGTCCGTGATACGCATAGCTGGATTAGTTTAGACGGAACCAGATACCTTGCTTTAGGTACTGATAGAAAACTATATTTATATTCCGAAGGTAAAGTTTACGATATTACTCCTATTAGAGAAACAGCATCAGGATTATCAAATCCTTTTACAACAAATGGCACAACAACCGTCACAGTAACAGACGCCAGCCACGGTGCTTTAGTAGGTGATTTTGTTACTTTTGATTCTTTTAGTTCAATAGATGGATTGGACATGAATCAAGAATTTGAAGTTATTACAGTTCCTACTGCAAGCACTTATACAGTAACGCATACGAGCACGGCTTCTGGATCAACATCAGGTGGTGGTGGAACAGGTAATGCTGTGTATCAAATTAACACAGGACCTTCTACATCTACTTACGGATATGGTTGGAATACATTAGCTTGGAATATTAGCACATGGAATACACCGAGATCTTCTTCAAGTGTTGTTGTTGCAGGACGTAATTGGTCTTTGGATAACTTCGGTGAAGATTTAATTGCTACAGTTTCAAATGGAGGTACATTTATAAAAGATCTTTCTGGATCAGTAGATGCTAGAGCAACGGCTTTGTCTAACGCTCCTACTGCATCAAGATTTAGTTTAGTATCCACTGACACAAGACATTTATTAATTTTTGGTACAGAAACAACAATAGGTAATAGTTCTACTCAAGATGACTTACTATTTAGATTTTCTGATCGAGAAGATGCTACAGATTATACACCTGTTTCAACAAACGAAGCTGGTTCACTACGTATATCAGATGGCTCAAGAATAGTAGGCGCTGTTAAATCATCAGGTCAAATACTTGTTTGGACAGATACCTCACTTCACGGTGTTCAGTTTGTTGGTACACCTTTTACTTTTGGTCTTAGACAGCTTGGTGCTAACTGTGGCCTTATTGCTCAACATGCAGCAGTAGAAATAAATGGTCGTTCTTATTGGATGTCCGATAATTCTTTTTACATGTACGATGGTGTTGTTAAAAAAATGCCTTGTTCTGTACAAGATTATGTTTTTGATAGTTTAAGTTACACAAACAAAACTGATATTGCTTGCGGCATTAACACTGCCTTTAATGAAATTATTTGGTATTACCCATCAGCAAATGCTACACAAATAGATAGAGCAGTTGCTTATAATTATTTAGAAAACACTTGGTACACATTAAATTTAGGTAGAACAACATGGCTTGGTGCTTATGTGTTTGAACAGCCAATTGCTACAGAATATGATGCAAGTGTAACAGCAAATGTATCTACTATATTAGGTTTGACTGCAGGAGCTTCTTATATTTATGAACATGAGTCAGGTAATAACCAAGCAGATGGTACGGCTATTTCT